GAGAAGATTCCAGGATCTTTCTCGACCACACGATCAATTAAGCGCTCACCAGAAAAAAACCTGACTGGTACAGGAATAGAACGCAGCCGAACACGAGACGTTGTCCAACGTGGGTCAGAAAAAGATGTGGTTAAGTAGTAAATTAAATTACCACTGGCTGTAAGGGAGCTACCTGCGGTTACTGTAAAAGTATTCTGAGTTGTAGAGACAACGGTTAGAGTTGCATCAACACTTGCTCCGGTGAGCACATCTAAATAAACACTTTCACCAATCAACAAATTGTGATCCGGGGACGAAACTGTCAAAGTAGTCCCGGATTGAGAATATGTTGCTGTAACTGGATCTGCTAAATAGCGAACAGCAAGAATAGGTAAGCCGAAATTGTAAAAATTAAAAGCATTTGCATCCCGCATCCCAACAACCTGCTCATTAATCTCTTTATCTGTTGTTGGGAACGTGAAAACACGGCCAGGGATAAACACGCCTGGGAACTGCTGGAAAGCGCAGTACATGCGGAAATCGCCCCGTCGGCGTCGTTCGTTCGCGAAGGACCCCAGAACACTCTGAGTGATGGTATACAGCTCATATCCGCGACGCCAACGCGTCCACAAGGAATCGTAATCGTAGAAACGAACACGACTCTTTAAATCTTTATTTTGCGGTAAAAAATTAAATTTCTGTGTTTCTTTTGCGTAATCTTCTACAGCTCGAAACTGATTTGGATCCTCAAAATTACCAAATGTCTTGCCACTAAAAGTTTTTTTCGACGGGGGATCAAATCCACCAGCGGCGAATGGCATGACTACATCAATAGAATCCGGCTTGAACGCCGATGTAAAAACCGTTGGTCAGAGACGTTGCTCCACTTGCGGCAACATACAGAGCCTGCCCCCGCTGGAGGATCAAACCACGAGTCTTAGGGGATGTCGTACTGTTGGTACTAGTAAAGTTGGCGCCAGCTTGAACGACGGGGTGGTTGATCAAGGGCAAAACATTATTGATGGTCAAACTGTAAGTTTGGTTTTCGTAAACAGCCGGAATACTGGAAACAAACAGGGGGAAAAATTGGTTGGTATTGGTGATCGTGCCGGTATTTACCAGGTAGAAACAAAAGTCCAAGGGGAGACGGCAGCTGACGTTACCCGTAATAGGACCAGAAATGCTAGGAATGGTGCCCGTGAAAGTTGTTGGCGTGACAGCCGTTACCGTAACAGCCTGGTCAATTGGAGTAGTGCCAGAGCTATAGGAAGTGAAGTCAAGCCAGACTTTTTGACCAACTTGAACGTTATGACCGGCACTGATCGTTACAACGACATTAGTACTGTCCGCAGAATACGTTCCAGACGTCGTACTAGCCGCATCAATAAACTCAATATTTCGCTTACTGTATTGGAACCAAATTTCGTCAATATACGCACCACTGATCGAGGTGTCGGTCAGAGAAGAGTCAACGTCAAATACTTTGGTAGCATTACCAACAGCAGTCGGTACCAGGCTGGTCGAAAATGATTGGCCAGATGCAACGGTAACCAGGGTGGACGTGGTTGCCGGCCGATCAACCAAAAGCGGTTGCTTATTTGAGCTTGAAGACGACATTAGCTCTTTTACGCTATCTCTGACTAAATCTTATTGTAGCGCAGTTGCCTTCTTGGCCTCTTTTTGCTTCTTTTTATTGGCTAACCAAAGCCGAAAATACTGGAGCTCTGCTGGGGTGTAAAGATCAGGCTTTTTTAACGCCTTCTTTACCAACTTTTTCTTCTTTGTCATGCTTACGCCCCCGCTTCTGTTCTTCCAGTCTAACGCGAGCTTTCTTTACGGCCTCCTTGCGTCGCTCTTTATCACCCTTCTTTTTGTCTTCGGGTGAACCTTCTTTTTCTTCTTGTTTATTTTTGAAATGAGCCAGCAACTCGGGCGGCATCGAACCTTTTTTGGACATTTGAATTAAACGCCGGTAGTGCGTACAGGAGAGGAACTATAAGCCAAATACTGAGAGCCAGGGGCCTTGCTAACCTTGTCTGGCGAGTATTTCATCGTTGCTGCTTCTTCCGCCATGCTAGTTACAGGTTGCAGGGGGCTGAGGCGATCACCGGCCATGCGAACTCCACCAGTTCCAGTGACCCTGGAAACGACCGAATCGCGAATCTGACGGACATAATCATTTTGAGGGGCCGAAACACCTGCTTCTGCTCCCTGAGCTTCAGCAACAGCTCCTTTTGAAATATTAGAAGTTCCGGAAGGAGAGGCTCCCATAACAAATTAAATGACGACGTCTAAATTACGCAATTCTGCACCACCAATATAAGGTGCAGGTAGTGCGGGTGGATTACCAGTACTACCTATTAAGTTTAAATTAAATGCATCCCCAGCGAGGCGAGATTTTCGCTCACGCGGTAATCGCGAACCGACTGCATAATATCCACCTTCGGTTGGCAATAAACCCTGGAAGTCGCCCTGATTGGTGGCGAGAGGGGCTTCATACGGACGCTTGTTTTTGGATATACCGAGCATATATCCCATTCGAGTACCGGCTTTATCCATTTTGTTTCCTCCTCGATGCAAGTTCTACTGCTCGCCGAGCTTTTTTTGCTCGTTCAGTATTTGAAACAAATTGCTTACCCTCTCGGGATTCTCGTTGTTTTTTCTCGTCTGTACGGCGCCGTTCTTCTGGCGTTAACTTTGACCACGCAGATTCTGGAAGGTAACGCTCGGTACCTTTTTTACCAGGTTCAATAGCCTTGTCGACAGCCATTACTCTTGGATTGATCCGCCATAAAGCCATGCATCACAAGTGCGTGACCCTGCACATTTAAATTTGAACAACTGACAATAGCCAAGGTTTGCGCGTTCTTGTACATCCCAAGGATCTGCCGCTTCTTTCTCATTGATTCCCTGAATGATGCAATCAATAACTTTTGGAGATTGATCAAATGCAGCGCAATTACAACAGCGTGCAGACATGACAGTGTTTACATCACTGTTCCACATCTCCGCCTTCTTCTCCCAAAAGCCGGGATCCGGAACATCTGGGTTTAAGGGACCATAGGCAAAGTTTTTAATAGTCCAATTTCGATTTTTGATGTTCTCTTCAATATCAGTCGTTGCACGAGGACAGGATTCACCTACCTCGGTAACAGTTTTATTAAGCAGAATCTTTACTTTATTTTCCATTACGCAGCCGCCACGCTGAATGTCACTACTGCAGCCGTGCCGCCAGACTCACTAACAAAGCGAGGACGAACATATTTAACAGGCCGGTCGCCCACACTGTACACAGTGGTCCCATTACTGGAAATAGTTTGATCTGCAATGATCGGTGCGTAGTTGGTCCCATCAATGCTGCCCTCCAAGCGAACCACAACATTAGTGTTAATCGTGGCCACCGTTACAATCATGGTGTAGGCAGTTGTGCTACACAGGTCATTAACACCGACTTCAATAGTGGTACCAAGCCCAGCCGCCGTTAATGCGGGACTATTGCTAAAAATTGTATCCTGAAAATAATAACCTGCCGCCATGATCGCTAATATTTTCTTTTAGTTTAGTTCAACTCTAGTTCTTTTTCTCGTATTCTTCTTTTGTCATCCACTTCTGTTCACCCCACCGCTTTAAGGATTTTTGTCCTTCGGTCCGTTCGCCTTTATAGCCACCACCGCCTCTCTTGTAAGCTTGCGCCAAAAGTTGGGCTTTACGTGCCGACCATTGACCAGGTTTACCACCTTTAGACCCGGCCTTTATCCTGTTCTTAAGCCGCTCTCGAAGTTCTGGTTTTGTGTAGGCCATCAGAACTGATTTTGGACTGGCTTTTTATTAAGAATAACAGGGGGAATGCTGTCGCTATAACTGCGATCAACTTCTCGCATATATGACGGGTTATTCATTTGATAACGTGGATCATTTACACCGTTGTATCCAACAACATAGCCGCAACGCTTCTCAACTTCCTGGCGGCTAGGATTAAATGGATCACTAAAACCAGCCGTGGTCAACTGGTGATCCTGGTACATATTTTGATATGTCACAGGAAAACTCGGATAATAACCAGGGACAGCAGCAAACCTCATCAGGTTAGGTAGTTAGGGGTTTGAGCAAAAGCCTGAGTCAGCATTGAGACCGGGTCGATCATTGAGCGAACTTCTGGGGCTTCGGCAGCCAAAGATTGTTGAAGGTAGGAACTTAAGAAACTTTTTGGGGTTAATTCTTTATTGCGTCCGCCAATAACAATGTAGGTGTCAGCGGGAGCAGCTGTTGGCTGCATTGCTGGTGCCGCTTCCGTTGGTTTACCACCTTTTGTGTGAAGCAAGCGGATCTCATAAGGAGTACCCTGCGGATCCGTAGTCTTAATCGTCCCGTACCCCTTACCAGGTGTAAAGGAGCCGGGGCCCTCCCAGGCTAAGGGAGTGCCCCCGGCAATACCATAATCCTGCCCCATGTGCTGGGTAGAGGCCCCTTTGGTGGGGGCTTTACGTGGACCAAATGGAGATGTAATGGTGTAACTTGGAGACCATTTGCCGGCTTCTTCTTGCCAAAGAGATTTACGCTCTTTTCCAACTTTTAGCCGAGTTAACAGAGATCGGATTGTACCTGGATCTACATATTTACCGTCTTTTAAAACGCGAACATCTAGATGGGGACCAGTCGTTGGAAAAACATCCTGACCAGCTGGAGTTACATATCCGACATCTGTTAACGAAGCCATACTAATTAACCCTCAATATATTTTGGTGTCTGCGAAAATGCAGCGGTTAACATTGCAGTCGGATCAATGGAAGATTTGATCTGTGGTGATCTGCCTGACGCCATGTTCAAGATGTAATCATCTAAATAAGATGCTGGATCTCGTTGTGGCTCCTCATCAGCAAAAATAAGGTAGGTCCGACCACGGGCAGCCGTTTCTTGTGGTTTAGTAGGCTGACCACCCTGTATCGCCTCAGTAAAACTGAAATTATCAGGACCAATAATTTTTTGGACGTAGCGATTAGTCTCTGCGTATCGCTTACTGGCTTCTACTGCACCAGGACCAGCGTTATAGGCTCGAAGACCTTTCTCGTACGCTTGACGTAATTTGACTGGATCCGTTTCTTTACCAGGGGCTTTACCGCCTAAATAGGTCTTGATGTACCCTGCCATATTCTTGGCAGCAGCATCCAATGCGGAAATCGGGTCGTCAGGATTAACACCCCAACCCTTGGCGGTTGTGGGCATAATCTGAGCGATGCCACGAGCACCGGCAGACGATACAGCTTTTGGATTAAATCCAGATTCTGCTTGAATCTGGCGCTCAAAAACTTGAGGAAGAAGCCCATACTTTTGGGCTTTTTGTCTTGCTATCTCGCGAAAGTCGGTAGGCATACGTAGGGCTGAATACGCGGCGTTAGCGGAAATCGTTTGAAAGCATAAGGCGAGTGCCGACAGCAACGTCGGCAGGGCCAGGGAGCGCTTGAATGAATTCAGCGCCTTCTCGGTTGAACCGATACCGAGCTTGCTCGGGATTTCGGTAATTGGGGACATACAGATGTAGGGCTAATCGATCCGTCTCGTATAAATAAATCGCCGTCCAAGTTTTCAGCGTGTCTCTGAAATCAGAGGTCGCAATCGTACGATCAACGTCACCGGCTATGCTCTCAATACGACTACGTGGGACGGTATTATTATTCACGCTGCCAGTCATGTCAGTGCGCTTTTCAGCCTCGTCGCACCGACCGATCTGTTCGACAATTTTCGAATACCAGAACGAATCTTGGATGTTGTTGACAGCTTCCTCTAGACGCGCTTGGTCACCAGCCGGGACAGACGTCAGGTTATAACCTAGGTGCCAGCGGACTTTAGACTTAAGGAAGGTATCGAGTTGCATTACTGAAACGAAATGCGTTACAGGTACACCATCTCAGATGTACCCAGTAACACACTAGCACGCGCAAATAATTACTCGACGCGAACTAAATTCTCTTTAAAAATTTCATCCCAGTCAACACGTTTGATACCCTTCAATTGCTCCAATCTTTGGAAACGTTCACCCGGCATCGACATTTGAAGGTCTTTGATATCTCGCGCTGTTTTAAGTCCCACACCAGGAAGCGCATCCGCAATCTGTCGGGCGCTGGCGGTGTTGATATTCATCCGCGTATCTAACGGGAAGGTCTCCTTTTTCGTAGGAATCGCTGGGTTCACACCCTCTGACGCAAGTTGTGCGGTCAAGCGCTCTTCGGTCTTGATCTGCTCAGTGGTCGCATCCAGGTGCGGAACCAGATCAGATTCATCGATGTAAAGAACTTCATCTTGGGAATCGATGCACATGACGATCCCATCGCCGTGCTTCGCAATCATTTCCACCAAACCGCCGGTTACACGGTATTGATACAGCATCGTTGTAATTTTAGTCTCTGCTTAGCCTAACAAACTAAACCCAAACCAACAACAGGAAACAAAAAAAGGGGCCCCGAAGAGCCCCTCCACTTGTATCGATTGACAGATCAGCTGTCGGTGCCGCCCACTTGGGAAGCAAAATCGACGAAACCTTGGATATCGTTCCAGGACACGGCAGTAGCAGGACGCAGGTAGTTGACGCGGCACAGCAGGTAAGCAGCCTTACCGGCGGTCGAATCATCAGCGCTGATGTACACACCGTCGCCGTTCACGGAAGTATCAGTGATGGCGTTGACGTTGTAGACCTTGAACAGCTGGTCAGAGGTCACCTTGTAGAACATCGAGTTGGCAGCGTTAGCAGCCGTGATGCCAGCGGTGGTGACGGTGGTCCAGAAGGGCAGGTCGCCGTTGGTGGTGTCGCCAGTGCCCTGGGCAATGCCGGAAGCACCGATGGTCAGGCTGGAGCTAGCAGCAGCCAGACCGTTGGCCTGCGAGGAGGGGACGCCGAAGGGGCTACCCGAGTTGTCGGGACCCAGCAGCAGGACCTCGGTGTTGGTGCCGAGCAGGTCGGCAGTCACAGGGGAGGCAGGGAAACCAGCCAGGCCACCAGCGGGGATGTCCTGAGCCAGTGCCAGAGACGCACCGTAGATGTAAGCCGGGCGATCAGCACTGGCTTGCACAGTCAGGGTGGTGCGGTTGTCACGCACCCGATCATCGGGACGACGGTCGGGGGAGGGGATGGTGATGTTGAAGCTCTTGTAGCTGGCCTTATCAGCAGAAAGGTTATCAATCTTGATGTAGCCAATCAGCTCGTAAGCTTCAACGCCAGGCCAGCCATACACACCTTCGGTGTTGTAGGAGGAGAGGCGGTTGATCTGATTACCGGGTTGCAGAATTGCACCGGCTTCTTCTTTGTAAGCAGCCATTGTTAAGTACCTCCTTTATCACTCAGTAATGGTAAAGGCACAGGTCACGAAGTCCTTGTTCAGGTTCGCGAAACCGGCGTACAGCTGCCAAATCAGGATGATGAAGCGGCTGAAGTCATCGTTGTTGTTGATCAGAACTTGAGCGTTCGGACCACCGATGCCCACACCCACAGCCTGAGGACCGAAGAACAGGGCAGGAGGAGTGTCGTGAGAAACAGAGCCGTCGCCGTCGTTGATGTCAACGGTGATGGACTTGCTGGGGAAGTTGGTGGATTCGAAGAACCGCACACCTTCAAACACAAAGCCGGAAGGCATCACAGGTTCGCCAGCCACGAACTGAGCTTGGCCAAACTGACCACCACCATAGATGGCGGCGTTAGGAGCCATGGCGCCCATCAGCGGGTTGGGAACGCCAGCGCCAGGATAGCGAGCCACTTCACGGAAGCCCTGGTCAGCACGCA